TAGCCAACCTGTTCTGAAGCTCATGGACTAGATGCGTTAACGCGGATCGTTGACGAGATCAATCGTGTCGTGGTGACAAGTCGGGTGCGCCCTATGGGTATCCTGTTCGCGGGCGTGCGGCTGCGTTTCCCCTAGACAGCGAGGTGGCCGAGGCCGTGAAAGCTAGTGTACATCAGTGAATTCCGTCGAGAGGGCGTAGTCCTTCCCGAGGATCTTGGTGACGAACGAGTGGGCAGTGTGCTGAGTCGTCGTCGTGGTAGTGAAGATGTTGAATGCAGCAACCTCATCCGGATCAAGAGAGTACCGTTCAAGCACCGCTTCGGAGCTGAAGGTGATGATCTCGGGATCTGGGATGGTGTGCGGGTTGGTGCGTGGGCGTCCTTTTTCACGCTCATTCTCGCGCTCTTGAGAAAAATAGGAGAGCTGTAGTGATGCGAGGCGTTGAAAGGATGCGTTTGCTTCTGGTCCAGCGGTGGCCAGAAGCATGGTGGTAAATATTGGACATGACGTGCGGGGGTATGTACCGTGAATGAGACCGCGCTGGAATGCGCGGGCTCGTTGTAATGTCGTGAGCGATTTGTCAACAGGGAGGTCGCCTTTGCAGCTACCGCTCGCTCGGAGCAGGACTCCTAGATTCTTTAACGCTCGATATTCGCCTGTTGAAGACAGGGCGGGAGAGTGTTTAAGAAACTGGAGGTCAACCGGGCGTTGACAAATCTCTTCAGGTGAGAGTCCGGTGATAATGTATCCGGATTTCTCAACACACAAAGTGAATATGGATGCTAATTCCTCGACTGTGTACGGTCTGTCTTCAAGCTTGCTGATGGCTTCTCCCATGAGATAGCCGATGAAAATGTTGGCAAGGTTGTTGATGATCGTGGTGGCAGTGGATCCGGAGTAGAGGGTGGGTCCGTCAAAAGTACCCTGGACAGTGGGTCCTTTTTCACCTTTCTCGTGTCCGACGGATCGAATTTTGATGGGCAGCTCTAGCTGGGCGACCAGTTCTGACATGCACTCAAGTGCAGCAGTGTTGGAAGAGCAGAGAGCCTTCAGCGCATCAAACATTTTGTACCGATGGGAGGAATCGCATTTGGATATGTCTAAATTGTAGCTATATGTAATGTTATGGTGTG